CGTTGTTGCCACCTTGGTCATTGGGTCGTTCATGTTGCCACCGTACTCGGCCAATTTGCGCTCATTGATGGCCTGGTTGATGATGTCCAGCATCATCTGGTTCTTCTGATACTTGTCATCTTTGAGTTCTCTGCCGAAGTGCGTGTTCTGTGTGATCTCGTGGATCTTGGTCCTCACATGGTTGGCGTAGTCCTCCAGTTCCTCCTTGGTGAACTGTGAGAGATCCATGGTCTGGTTGAATCTTGATTCGAATTCTTTAAGCAGTGATTCTGTTGTGATCGGTTTTGTAAGTTCTAAGCTCTTCATACGTGTTTATTTATTATCTATGCGCCGAACGTGTCACTGAAAATCATCTGTATCCTCGACTTGCACTCGTCCGCTAGGCGGTTTGCGACGTCCAATCTGTCCCAGTAGATGTCCTCCATGGCCTCGTCCTTGTTCTTCTGTGCCTCCTTTATCATGCGCTTGGCATTCTGTATGTCGAACAGTTGTGAGGCGAACTTGGTGTCCAGTTCCATGAGATTGGTGGGCACGTTCTTGCCGTCCGCCAGGTGATGTGCCACCAGTATCGCGGTCTGTTTTAGGTTTATGTCTTCGTGTATGATAGTGGCCTCCAGCATGTCCGCAATGACATATGCGTATCGGGTGCCTGTGAGTTTCTTGGGCACGATGGCTATGTTGCCGATCAGGATGCCCTTGGAGAACTGCTTGGGCAGGTGTCGGAACGGTCTCCGTGCCTCTTCCCGTCGTGCGAGTTCCGCCAACTTGTTTTTGAGGCCGTATGCTTCTATCTGTTTTACCAGTTCTGATCTATTTTTTTGTGTCATTCCGAACGATCCTAATCTGTCTATTTAAAGCGTATTGGACGTCGGTGTCAAGTTTCTTCCTGACGAATATGGCCTTGTCGGCCAGGCGCTTGGCCCTGTCTTGCTGTTCCGGTGGTAATTCACCGCCTCGGAATGATTCTGATCGGTGTTCCAGTATGAATGCCATGTCTTCCTCTGTCACGAAGACCTTTACCTTTGGTGCTATCTGTATGAACATGTGTGTTTGCTGTATATGGCTTGGCTGTTAGCCTGGCATCTTCATCAGGATCACTACCACTGTTGATAGTAGTCCCGCCACCACTGTGCCTGCCGTTGCTATGATGGTCTTGGTTGTTGACTTGTGACTGGTTGACATATCGTCGTTCATCTTGGCCAGTCTCAGTTCGATCGCACTCAGCCTGTCGTGTAGGCCCTTGTACCTCTCCGAACAGAGGTCCACGTGTGCTTCTAGGTTTGTCTTTTCTAAATCTGTTGTACTCATTAATCTTATGTACTCTCTCAACTCCTGTTTGATCTCTCTGATCTCCGCTCCTAAAGCCTGGAATTGTGCCTGTGTCATTGCCTGTGCTAGCCTTAATAAGTTTTGTAGTGTGTGCCTTAATCAAGTATTATTTATCGATCAGGCCCGCGTATGAAAAGTACGTGTTTTTGCTCACGGGCGTTATGGTGTCGAAGGTGCTCAGGGGGAATGTCACGGTCTCCTTGCAGAAAGACAGTATGGGCACTTGGTGGAAGTCCTCCGTCAACCGTACTACAGGATCATGTACATCGCCGTAAAGGCCTGATTGCTCTGTGAAGAACTGGAAGTGCCACGTGGTCTGTCGGCCTTCATAGAACGATCCAAACATGTGATTCTTGAGGCTCTGTGTCTCAATCCGCTGTGGTGGCAGTTCCCATGTGATGTTTGCCCTCATTTGTAGCAGTTGTAACATGGTATTGAAGTTGCTGTTCTGGTTGCGGGCGATGCCCAGGCTGTGCTTGTCGTGTATGACCTCTCCGGCCGCTGTCTTGAACGGGAACGCCTGTTTCAGGTTGCCGTTGTCCGTGATGTCGACTAATGTGTGTATTCTGTATTCGTGCATACCGATATTTAAGCCACAAAAAAAGGGCGGAGCCAATTAAGGATCCGCCCTTTGGTATTACTAAAAATTAAGCAAATTTTAGTGTAGTCTTGATTGTAGCCGCAACTGTACCTGATGCAAAGTTAACACCGTCAACTGTGCCTAGGTTAATTAGGTCTTCAACCATAGCCGCCGCAACTGTGCCAGTTACTGTACCGTCTGCTGATTTGTAGTCTGATCCAGCTAGGTCACCTTCCATGATGATGTCCATTTTAGTTCCAGTGTCATAAACCGCACCTGCTAATACGATGTTACCATAACGTGTTACAACGTTTAAGATTGCTTCCATGGCCGCTCTTGAACCGTCTGCGTCAACGTCCCAATCTAAGGCTACCATTGTTATTTCTTTCCCGTAGAATCTATTTTCACCAATGATGTTAGCTACTACCGGATTTACTTTACTTGTTCCTGCTGTGTTTGCCATTTTTAATCCTCCTTTTTATCTGATTTTAATGACTGCGATACCGCTCAGGCATCACGTTAAAAGTATTTATGGGTTTGTTTGGTAAATTATGCTGTAATATTAAGATTTCAGCCACACTTCATCACTTTTGGTGCGAATCTCACATCTATAGCCCAGATTCTTCAAGATCTTCTCCGCCACACGCACCACTTCCGGTCTCTTGGCACGTTTCATCTCTATGTTGATCACAGGAGTGTTCTGGGCGATAGTCTCTTGGGCACCCTTGATTAGCAGATCCTCGTAGCCGTCGACATCTATCTTGATGAAGTCTATGTCAGTCAATTTAAAAGTGTCCAGCATTTTGATCTGTATATTACCTGGAGTGCGATCAAGTTTCTGATGCAGTGGTTGGAGGAACGTAGCAGTGTGCTCTGAATCACCTAGTCCAACTTCGTGTAGCACCGCGTTCCGGTCTGTGGGTATGTTTTTCTTCCAGCACTCTATGAATATAGGATTGGGTTCGAAGCAGTGTACCTGTTCGAAATCCTGCATCAGGCTCCTGGTCCACATGCCCACGTTGGCTCCTGCGTCCACGCAACCACGCCATGATTTTATGTGTTTGTAGGCCTCGCGCCTCAGTTCTGATTGCCCATCACCTGCGTTCTCTATAAAAGTGGGTTCGGTGTGCTGTCCATTGTAGGCCACCCAGAAGTCTCTGCCTGTTGGGTATGTCATTTTTTTCCTTTACATTTTTTACAGTCACAGTCTGGGCAGTCCTGGCATTCGGTACAAGACTTGCCACAGTGCTGTTCACAGCCGCATTGTTCACAGATGTGTTCGATCATCCTTATAGTTCCTTGAATTTCCTGTGTAGGTCCGTATTGGGCAGTTTGGCCTGTAGTTGCTGTTGTAGCCTGTGGAGTGTCTGCAGTTTCAGTCTGGATTCCAACCTGTTGTAGTTGGCCACTGACCTCCTGATGTTCTTAAGGTTGGCATCTGTTATGTTCAAGGCCCGTTCCAGTTGTGTTAGATTCCGGTAGTGCTCCTCCCATGTCCTCATGTACCTACGAAGAGCCATCACTGGTACCGGTTGCCTCTGCCTCATGGCCTGTGCTTGGTTCTTGTTCTTGAGTTTCTTAGTTATATCGGGATCACCACTCACTATGGCCAACATGTTGGCTAGATCGTTGTTGATCATCCTGACCTGATCAAACGTGCCCTTGGCCATGGTTTGATCCGCGTATGATCGCACAAAACCTACCGTGTCCTTGTGTTGACTCATTAATGCTAATGCCAGGAAACTGATATATATCCTCTCTGTGACTTCTGGGAAAGTGAATCTCTCAAGGTCACTATGTCGTCTGATTACCTTGCCCTCAGATACATACTTTAAAAATGGTGTTAACATACGGGTATTTATAGTAGACTATGCAACGTAATTTTATACTGACAGATGTGATGAAGACAGGATTTCATCTAGATCTTGAAGATTTCATATCCATGCATACGTTAGAAAATCAAACATTTGACATGTCTGGAGAATACTACACCCTACACAACTACAACCTAGATACCTATGATAGAAGATTTGCTATTATAGACACAAGGAATGACAACGATAGAATTAAGGATAATGTAGAATTTCATGCAGAATTATCTCGTAGATGTCAACTACTTAAGAGTCAAGGTTTTGTATTCATAAAATCTACACCATGGGAAAGTATCAGTAATATCAAAGAGTGCGAGAATAAGGACATCATGTATCCAAAGATTAACATAGAGCATATCAAGTGGTCTGGTGGAGTTGTTTGGTTTTGGTTTTATATGTATAGAAAGCACCTAGGAAAACAATATAATTTTAATCACAGTAAAAAATATTTTGATTTTTTTTACCTCAACAAGTACAACAGATCTCATAGGAGCAAGTTGTTTGATCATATTGAGCCCTTGCTAGGTAACAGTCTTTACACCAACTGGGACAAGGGTATAAAACTTCCTGCCGGATACGAATTACCATGGGCACATAATTATCCTTTCCGTGGCATGGATCAAGACATCTATGAAAAACCTTACAACGAAACCAAATATAATCTTGTGTCAGAGACTAATGATACTAATAATGAGATATTCATAACAGAAAAAATATGGAAGCCTATAATCGCACAACAGATCTTTGTTGTGCATGGCAACTACCTATACCTCCAGAAATTGAGGGAGATGGGGTTTAAAACTTTTGGTAATTATTTTAACGAAACTTATGACCTAGAAAGAAATCCAAACGAAAGAATAAAAAAGATAGTGGAAACCTGCCGGGATCTACTAGAGAAAAATTGGCAAGACATTTATCTACAGACACAGGCATTGAGGCAACACAACTACAATACTTTCTTTGATAAAGAAAAATTAAGTCTTCAGATCAACAAGACACTAGAATTATTTCTTGAATTTGCTGACAGACGTTAGGTTACGCCTACTAAATCCCAATCTGTCTACCAACTTGACAGCACTGCCTGACTTGTCCACCGCCACAAATCCTTCCGGTTCCGTGACCTCCAGACCATTATCGGTCTGCTGGAATGAACCTATTGCCATGGCTTGGTTCATCTTACGTAGCACGAACGCCTTCATGGTCTGCACTGCCCTGTAGAACGTTAGCATGGCCTGTAGTGGCTTCTTGGCCCTGTTCAGGAATACAGGCATCTGTTTGATTTTGTCTTGTCTCAGTTGTAATGCCCGCTGTGCCTTGAGACCTGACATCTGTTGTGCCATCCTGTTCGTGTAGAATTTTTTGAATCCCAATAAAAACTTGTTGGCATCGTTTGGTAGTTGGCCTTCCCTCACCATTGCGTTGATGTACATCTGGAACATGGGCACGAAGTCCTGGTTTTGTCCCAGCACACTGGATAGGTTACGTGGCACGTTGTTCAGTAGTGCCTCTAGTTTCTCTATGCCGTTGTAGAACTGCTTGGTCTCCGCATCAGTAAACTTGGCCGAGCCTGACACGTCCTTGTAGGTGGCGTTGTCGAAGAACACGTCCGGCGATCGTGTGAACGAGTCAACGTCTGCACCCGCCTGTGCGTCCATGGTGGCCAGCGTGTCACCTACGTAGGTGGTGTGGAATATGATGCCCACCTTGGCCCTGTCTATCTGCTCCCCTAGGTCCGATTGTTCTGGCACCGCGTATGTGATGGTGTTGGGTGTAAATGTTAGGTTGGGTTTGCCGTCTATGTTCTTACGCGTGATGTCTTCGTCTGTAAACAATAGGTCTCCCTGGTACACTCCGGTCATGTTCAGTTTCTTCAAGTGTACGAGACACTTTAACAGTTTTTGTCCCAGGTCATCAGTGCCATGGTTCCTGGCTATGTCCTGCTTGGTGTAATTGATCTTTGCGGCCTTGGCGAACACTGACTTGGTGCCCACGAAGAACTTTCCGTTGTCGGGATCGATTCCACACACCACCGCGGGCGCACCGTCCCACTTCACAGAAACCTTCACGGCCTCTGAACTGGTTCCTTTTAATGTTAGTAATAAACCTCTGAAATATTCTATCACAGCACGTCCGCCCTCGTAGCCGTCAGTGATCACGATGTCCTCGATGTGCTCCAGGTGTGTCCTCTTGAATTCTGTAAGGACGTCTTCTATCAGCATGGGATTAGTCCTCTTGGTATTCGCCGTCTTGGATCTTCAGTACGTTCTGTTTGATGTCTCGGTTCTCTTTGATTCTAGCAACACCCTTGCTAAACTTCGATGCATCCATGTTCTTCAGTGCTGAATTGAATTTCTTTTCCAGTTTGAATGCTGTGTCTTGGTCAAAGTTCTCCCTGATGTAATGCATCAGCCTTATGGCGCTCTCAAGGATGTGCGAGGCTCTGCTCTCCACGACCTCTTCCTTGTCCCTCTTAAGGGGCATCGAGCTCAATTCTTCTAATAAACTTCTAGTGTGTTTTTGCATTGTAGGTATTTACACTTTATTGTAGCATAATTCTAGCATAAGTCTACTAAGATTTATTGCGATAAATGAAGTATTTGCGTGAATTTGTGTCGTCCCTGATGTCTAGAACCTGGAGGTTGAACATATCCGCCAGTTCTATGATGAATGGCACGTTCCAACTGAAGAACTCTATCCACTTGGCCTCGGGTCGGTCGTGTTGTATTCCCGGGTTGACCCTGAAGAACATGGTGCCTCCGTCAGCCAGCAGATTCACACACCTGCCCATTTCCGCTATGATCTTGTCTCTATTACCAAAGTTCACAGAACCCAGACACAGTATCACGTCAAACTTCTGATCAGTCTTGTAATTTAGGGTGCTGACTTGTAGGTCTGCTCGATCGTTATAAGGATCTATCCCGATGAGATTATTGATCTTGCCCTTGAACTCGTTGTACCCACAACCAACGTCCAGCACGGCACGTGGTTTCAGATTGTTGACTTCGTCTATCAACGCGACACCTGAGTACTTCCATTTCTTCATGTCGTTCTGCCAATACTTTGAGAAGTACTTGTGTAGACAGGCATCGTCGATGACCTGCGTGTATTCTTCCAGTGTTTCACATCTCTTCACCACCACACCGAAAGTCTCCATAACATATGGTTGTGTTATTTTGTCTAGATCGTTTTGGCTGTATGCCAGCAGTTGTGCGAATATCTTCTTGTTCATGTGTACACGTATACCTTGATGTCTTTTTCTGTATAGTTTTGTGTATGTATCCTATCTCTGGGCCCAGGAGATTTTATTCCCAGCGTCCTGCACAGGTCAAAGTTGTCCGTTGGACAGGTTATCCTGCTAAGATTCTGCTGAATGAACAGGGTGATGTCTCTGTTCTGCGATCTGATTTGCGACCACATGTTGTCTGGGTCCTTGTAGTAGGTTTTGTAGTTGGGATAGGTGATGTCGAATCCTCCCGCCTGCATCCACCAGTCGTAGCACTCCAGGTTGCTCCTGCGAACCATCACTATGGGATAGCCCAAGTCCTTTAGTTGGTCCAGTTGGTGTGCGAACGTGTGTGACTTTATGATCCTCTGGCCTGTGCCCGAGAATGGCTTGTCCCAATTTTCTTTTGAGTTGGCGAATTCCATGCCAGGGTCAAAGTACGCACCCTGGTGTTTCACTACACCTTTTTGATATCCTCTTTGCTTGGAACTGTCTGAGCTATCTATGTCTGGAGACTGATAGATGTTCTCTGCCACACTGCTCCATTTAGATCCCGGCGCTCCTGTAATTAAAATATATTTGTTCATCTCATGAAGTACATCAAAATCAATACAGGAATAATAATAAAGAACTGAGGCAGAAAGTTAATTATGATCGATTTCTCTTTCCATTTGTAACCAACATAGACCCAGCCGGCCGCCCCAAGCATCTGTACGAAACTGTTCCATGGTGTCACACCTGCCACGTGCAACACCATCGCTATCAGTATTAATACTGCGCTTGAGTATTTGATTATGGTTAACATTATTTGGTTAACTCTTCCTTGTACACCGTGTTGTAACCTAACTGCTGGTTTTTGAAATCAGCCAGTGTCTTGAGTGCTTTAGGTGTGATGAAACTCTTCAGAGTTCTCACGGCCGCGTCACCATCCTCACCTGTTCGCCACTCGTAACGGCCCACCTTCTTCTCGATGGCCGCGACCGATTCCGGATCGTTGATCATCTTGTTGAGAGCGTCCACGAGTTTCTGTCGGTTGGGATTTCCCTTGTTCACCCAGAACGCCTTCTGTAGTGCGTCCCTCCAACTCTTGACCAGTTTGTATGCGTCATAGAAGTCACCGCTTGGTGCCACTCCATGTGTCTTTTCATACAGTGCCTCGAATGTTGGCTCTGTGAAGTTTGGGTCTACACTGTGCTTTCCTGTGTTTACGTCAAGCAACCCATGATGGAACCACGTGTATGCGTCACCTTTACCTATAATAGGCAACACGTGTTTTTTATAGGCGGCTGGATTTTCTCTGGTGGCATTAAGATCACCTCTGATGAATGCCAATCTCCTCTCCG